CCTCTTCCTCATACTTGGTGTACAGTGCCTCAAATGCATCACCATACACATCTGATAAACCTGGTGCCTTATCTGGGCAGAACAGAGACCAATTACCACCTTCTTCAACCCTCTTCATGAAGAGGTCAGGAATCCACATGGCACTGAAAAGGTCACGGCAACGCGCCTCCTCATCACCTTGGTTGAGACGAAGTTCTAGGAAATCCATGATATCCGCATGCCATGGTTCGACATACACTGCGATCGAACCCTTACGACGACCAGCCTGGTTCACATACCGAGCCGTTGCATTGAATACACGAAGCATGGGAATAATCCCATCAGACTGCCCGTTAGTGCCCCGGATGCGAGACTTATTAGCACGGATATCGTGGATGTGCATACCAATACCGCCAGCCCATTTACTAATCTGCGCACATTCAGTTAGGGTGCCGTAGATGCCATCAATCGAATCCCCTTTGTTTGCAATAAGGAAACAAGAAGACATTTGGGGGCGAGGGGTTCCCGCGTTGAATAGGGTGGGGGTCGCGTGGATGAAAAAACCCTGTGACATATTATCATACGTTTCGATGACAGATTGGATATCCTTACCGTGAATACCAATAGCAACACGCATGAACATGTATTGAGGGGTTTCAATCAGCTTACCCTCAACCCTTTGGAGATAACTTTTTTCGAGGGTTTTGAGACCGAAATAACCAAAATCAAAGTCACGATCAGTTTTAATATTTTCCTTCACCTGTTGGGCAGCTTCCACAACTTCATCTGTAATGACCCCAGCCTTCTGGAGTTTTCTCATCGCAAGATGAAAGTTGTTGGGACATACCTTTTGAATGTTGCTCGCGATGATACGAGTCGCGAGAGTTTCATAGTCTGGGTCGGCTGTGATCATTCCAACACAAATTTCAGCAGAAAGAATGTCAATTTCCTGGGCAGTGATATTATCATACATAGATGAGAAGACCTGCTGGGCAACCTTGGTGGAATCACAGGTTTCAGAGAGACCGGAACTTAAGTTCTTGATCCTATTGGTGACATTGTCAAATTTCATATCCTCAATACGACCTGAGCGTTTAATGACCCTCATATAACTATTAATAAAATTTTATTTTTAAACTACTTTGTGCACTTCTCAAAATCCTCAACCCTCACAGTTGCGGGACCCAAAGTCTCGAACTTTCTGTCTGGTTGGAGGAGATAAGTGTTTACGAAGAATGGGCCAACCTCCCCAGGTTTTGATACCGGGGGGTAAGATCCGACAAAGCAGGCTGGGGGTTTGCAAGCGATCTCCTCTACATTCTTTGGTTTAGAGTCATACACATTAAAGTCAGCGGGATTCAACATTTAATATTTACAGATGTTTTTTTTCGTGGACTATATTAAATGAGTAACCTTGAATCTCTCAAACAGGTTGAGACCCCCTTAAACAAATTGTATTTTTCCCCCCTCAACAAGGATTTGGTTCAACGTGGAATTCGTCAGGCTTTTAAGAACCGGACTGGTATCGCTATAGACTACCAAAATCCCAATGATGTATACAGTATCATGCGTGCTGTGTTTATCAGCAACTCGGGGGATCACTACAGTAACATTAACAAGCAAGTCAAGGACATGAACATCCGAGTCATCGACACCACTATAGGTCAAATCCAAACCGGTGTATCCCAGTATATGACGTATGCGAGTGAAATCGATACGATCAGTCAACCCATGGACAGACCCTTAAATACCAGCACTGCCGGAAAGAAATTACCCCGAAACAAAATTGGTATCAATTAAAGATATACCTTCACTACTTAGTAAGCAATGAGTTTGAACTATTACAAGACCGAAACTGAAAAGATCTGTAAAAAGAAAGGTTGGGATAGAGCCGCAGTGGATACAGTATGGCTCCTATTAACTGAGGAGTTTGGGGAACTAGCCTCAGCGATCCGTCAATATAAGAAGACCTTCAAGAAGACCAATCTGAAAAAGGAAAGGGGGACTGATGTGATGATGGAAATGGGTGATGTTTTTAGTTACCTCTTTCAATTAGCTCACATGTTGAATGTCGACCTAGATCAAATGTGGAAAGTGCATCAAACAAAAATGATAGATAAAAAATATTATCTGACCTAATAACAAGAATGAGTCAGTTTATGCTAGACGATAAACATTCTATGGACAAACTAAATCCATTTGTCGTACACGAGTTCTCCCTTCCAGGAGGAATACGACAAACTGATATAACAGAAATTGGGGAATATTTTACTAAAGATGCAATCACTAGAAAACGACCAAGTGACAAGGAGCAGAAGTTATTAGATGAGATTGGTGTTCGTGAAATTCATAAAACCGAAAAAAGTCCATTTTGTGACACGAATCTCTGTGAAGAACAGAGTAAGCAAAACATTATGAATACCGTTATTCACCCTAGACGTAACATCGATTACGGTGTTTCTTGTAAAAAAAGACCGAATGTTGTTAGTGTAGGGACAAAGAAGGTGGTAGTTCCAGATTCTACGAGAATCTCTGTTGTTCTTCTCATCATTCTCATGTTAGTTGTTGCATTACGGAGATGAAATACACGAGACGTTTCTTTGATATAGACGTCTGAATTACACCTGGGATGTATTTCTTAGAAAATTTAGTAACAAAATCCACTTGCCAAGCACTTCCCATATCTATGCGAGGTGGTTGAAATGTGGGATCGAGAATTTTAATAGAATTAATCAACCTAACGTAAAAACGAGGATCGTGTTTCGTGTAGAGGAGCTGATCCAAGAATAATTCAGCCATTCGTTGGAGCACCTCGATAGTCTTTACAACCATAGCATCTAGGAATTTGTAATAGTCCGAAGAGCTAGTATAATTCCATGAAATTTGACTCCAGTCTCCAACTGGTTGGGTGTTTAAGTAATCCGTATATGTGTTATACTCCATTCGTTTGTTGTCCCATTTGTCGTATATGATTTCTACGTAGTTCAGGTCCGAATCTACGTCATAAACATACTTAGCAGTGGACAGAATGTTTAGAGACATATGCTATAAAGGGAGATCTTGTCTCTAAGTAAAAAAATACTTGTTGTAAAATGGGCACCTAAGTCGATGGTATTTATGTAAAAAACTAAGTTCAAAATGTATTCATCTATAGCGAATAACAGTTTTTCCTATCTCCTTACCCTAGATGACATTCGTAAAAAATTACCAGATGATCTCCGCCCTTCGTGGGTGAAAATCACGACGATCACTATGGTATCGAGCTTTATCCATAAAATCGATATAAAAAAGTTGAGAACCATATTTGAAACTATTGGAACCTACAAGATGAGGCGTGAAGATTCAGACACGGAAGGTTTCGAGTGGAAGTTGAAACCCACTACATTCTACAACCAAGTCACTTTAACGTATAACGATACCTACAGCACAAAATCCGTTAAAGTGTTTCCGAATGGGAGTATTCAAGTCGCTGGTTGTTGTGATATTTTTGATTGCAAACGTGTCATTACGCAACTCGCATATATATTCAAAAACTTCTTGGGTATGGAGATAGACGTTCCTGTTGATTCGTTTAGGGTCGTGATGATAAACTCAAACTTCAGCCTAAACTACAACGTGAATCTACACCAAGTCGCTAACTGGTTTGAAGAGTATAACGATATATTCAAAGTATCGTTCGAGCCCGATCGTTATTCAGCAGTGAAGATCAAATTCAAGCCATCGGAAGACATGAAAGAGATCACAACCAGTATCTTCAGCACTGGTAAAATCATCATCACGGGGGCCGAGACCCTAAAGGAAATCGCATTCGCTTACAACATCATCAATCAGCACATCAATGAAAATCCCCAAATTCGGGTTTCTCCCACCGAGGATACAGATGTTTTTGATATTTACCTTGGTTACAGGTGTGATCCCATGGTCAAACACCTAAGGGAAAATGGTTTCAGTTCTTGGATGCACACCATTACCAACCGCCGAATTAATTTCTAAATTTATAATAACACTATGTCGCAACGACTTGGAATGGCTGACGGCAGGTGCTTTACCGTGCAAACATCAGCCCAATTACTTAACAACCACATCATGAAGAAAAATGGAATCACATTCGAAGATAATTACTCTTTCAGGCAACTTCTTCAAAAACAGGGTCCCGCCGTGATGAAGGCTGTTCAGGCCGAACAGGGGACGGGTAGTTGCAACACCTGCGACAAACCCCTATTGAAAACACCCAACACGTATTAAGTGAGAAAAATCTTAAAAAAAACTTTACACCCATACTCTAGAATGCATACATGTTCCATTTGTCTCAATGACGTCAGGGCTACGAGGGCAAATCCTCCGCTCAGATGTGGACATGTTTTTCATTCCCGCTGTCTAGAGGAATGGAAGAAACAAGGTAAGAATACATGCCCAGTGTGTAGAAAGATATTCGATACCGCAAAGTTTAAAGTGGTAGTGACGATACAAAACAATGTAACAGTAGCTTCAAACTCTGTGACATTGACTGAAAATTCAATATTTAGTGTTTTAGATATTTTTGATATTAATTTTGATCTTGAAGAACTACCCGATTTAGACAGTCTTCTTAGTGACCTTGGGGTGAGTCTTTCCGACTTTGATTCCTCTATTCTTGACACAGAATGAACTACAGTATCTCTCATAGTTCAGGCCAGGGTAGTTTCTCGAACTCTCACGAGGATCCTTAATGATTTTGCCCTTTGCGTCGGTTAAAAGTGGACCGGTAGCCCAGCCACGTTTATGACTAAACAGATTAGCCCTGAATGTTATACGCTTGCCTACCTTGAAAGCACCTCCCTTTTTAATCCTCGATTCAGGCACTTTGAAAAATTTAGCCAGTGACCCGATTGTATCAGCTGATTTGATCTTGTACTCAACTACACCATGCTGTTTATAGAAGTGAAAATCACCCTGTCTGATATAGTTTGAAGCTCTCCCCGGCGAAACGAACATCATGACTTTGAAGTATCCTTTTTTACATTTTGTTGTCGCACCCGTCTTGTACACACTTTTGGGATTATCTGATACTACGCGCTTAGGGAGTCCAGTGCAATGGGTATACGAGTGGTTTCCATTCGATAGACCAGAACGATCACCTGGAACAGATTTCTGCCACCTATACGATTCGTAATCACCTACCGCATATGCGTAACAATTATTGTTATCAACACCCGTCGAAGATCCCCACCGCCTTGTTGTAAACTTACTTTCGTTACCACTCAGGGGGAGGATTTTCATCGTACATTGTACTCAGAAAAAAATATTTACTTGTATTAAATGTTACACGCTCGCAACAAGTCGGAAATGCTGCAGGAAATTCTCATGTTTGTGCTCAATCTTCTGATTAGCACATTCGTGCTCCGCCTCGTGTGGAACACCTCCCTCGTGAAGCACCTCAGTTTCGCCAAGCCCATCAAGACTCTTCTTGACGCGTTCATCCTCTCTCTGACCATCCAAGTCGTGCGAGGTATCTAAAATTGTTTATAACCAACCGTTTTTTTACCAGATGGGTCTACAGTAGTCGGGAAAGCAGTCATACCAGCACACTCACCCTTGTCGCAATCGACGAAGGTGAATGGCTTGCCTGACTTTTCCATATACTCCAACTGTTTACGAGTCCAACCACAACCCATGGTCCCGTAAATAGTATATTTAGCTCCACCCATCTCTTTGGGGGATTTTTTCATACAAGCTTTGGAGAGTGCGAAGATGATGACAATTAAGAGTAGAGCCGGGATGAGATACATTTACTATGAGCTGAGATTTAATTTTCGTAGATTCCTCACCATCGATTCAGTCATAGCCCAAGCCTTTTGTGGAGCGGGTCTCTTGGTGGGTCCTTTTTTCACCTGACCCTTCTTCAAAGCTGCAACCGCGCGTGCATACGCATCCTTACCACCACCCGTGTTGGGTAAAGAAGCTGCAATCGCGCGTGCATACACATCCTTACCACCACCCGTGTTGGGTGCAGGTGTTTTAGTGATGATAGTTCTCTTTTTGGGTTTGGTGAGGGTTTTGAGGAATGTCATGACTCGACGTTCCTTTTTCTCACCAGTGAAAAAGGGATCTCCCAAAACTTTCTTGAATCCTTGAATATCCCCTTTGCCCTCATCTGGACCAATACGACGTAGAATAGTTTGTTTTTTCATTACCACAACACCTAGATACTTTGTAGGGATGACAGATTTGATAAATTCGTGTATCTTGCGCTCATTCACATTGTTAGGTCTAGTCACTTTAATCCAAACAGTATTCAGGAGGGTGTGTAAATCATATAGGGGGTTGGATTTCTTTGATATTCCCACATATTTGTATCCACCACTTGAAACAAGGGGGTTAGTTATCCTAGGAAAAATTGATAGTCCAAAATCAATCATAACAGCTTCCACACCACCGTTTGAGATCTTGTATGATTGATTTCCCCCCAAACGTATCACAATGTCCTTGGTCGGCACAGGGCGTATGAGAATGTTACCACCGTGGAGATCATGGTGTCTGAATCCAGGGATTTCCTGTTTAATTCTATATAAATTGTACAAAACTTGGAGCATGACAGATTTTATCGCTTCCAACGACGGACTAGTATTCCACCAGTCATCAAATTCTCTACCTTTGACGAGTTCTAGATAAAGAATGTCCACACCATCACATTTCTTGTACATGTACATATCAGGAACACCATAACTTTTCAAACGTTTTGCAACTTTGTATTCGAACGCGGCTGACCCAAGTGCATTCTTCTTCGTGTCTATCTCTTTATAGGCAACATAGCGACGACCATCGTCGTTGATACTCCCCCTGTATACTTTACCATATTCACCTTGACCCAACATCTCACCTTTAGAACTTTTCAATGTTCCATATGGCCAATGTGGAACCTTTAAAAATGCACCTGGAGTACACGCCTTCTTACCCCGTAATAATTTCTTAAGATTTCTCTCGATGTTAGTTGACATGCTGCCAACTTTGCTAGAAGATTTCATGTTAGTTGACATGCTGCCAACTTTGCTAGAAGATTTCATGTCAGCACACAGTTCTTTCGTGGTCTTCAACACCTTTTTGTAGAGTTGACTCTCTGGGAGGAGTTTTTTGGCTGCCTGAACAACATTTGCCTTCTTGTGGTATTTACACTTCCTGCGTC